ATCTTTGATGATGATTGGGCTGTTCTCCTTGATGTCTGGAGTAGCTTCTACTGCTCCTTCCATTCCGTTAGAACCTTTCTTGAATTCAGAACCGTATACAAATACTTGTAAAGCAGTTGCAGAGTTGTCTCCTGGTGATAATCCAGCTACTGCTGGTAATCCAGCTGCAGTGTAAAGAGCTACAGTAATATTGTCAGCTGTTACTCCTGTTACAATTGCTTTAAAAGAAGCTGCAGTACTGTCAGATACCATAACTGTTTGTCCCTTTCTGATTGCGTGACCTGCAATCAATAATGTTACAGCGTCGTCTGTTTCTACTGCTTCATCAGCTAAGCTTACTGCTTGATACTTCAAGTGTAATCTCCCTTGCTCACTCCACTTAATTAAGTCTGATGTACAAGGCATCTCTGCTCCTACCATTCTTAAGAAAGAACTAATTGATCTGTTTCCGTAACGTTCGAATTCTTGCTCGTATGTATCTGGAAGATACTGACTTAAAAAGTCAAAGTTTGAGATGTAAGACCCTGGTGTTACTACCTGTGTTTGTGTTGGGGTTAAGCTTACTTGACCCGCTCCTAATGTTAATGCCATTTTGTGTTTTTTTAAATGTTTATTTTCTACGTTTAATCTTTAAACCATTACCGCTATCGCTACTGACTGCACGCATTTTAATTCCTGAAGTGTTTGTGAAGTTTTTAGGTGTTGACCTAACGTCCATATTAATGTTTTTGGACTGTCTGGAAACATCTCCAACTCCGTCTGCCTTACCCTTCTCATAGAAAAAGGTAGCCAGCTTATCAGGGTTCATTGCTGCTGACAATGCACGATGGTATCCTGAAGCATCTTTCATTGCACCGTTCTCATCTAAATACTTAGACAAAAAGTTGTTAACGTCGGACTGTAACGACTTTACTTCTGCAGCATCACCAGGGCTAAACATAATAGACTGATCTCCGATATTGAACCCAAAACCTTTGAACTCATCGTTGAACACCTCGTCTGTTTTCTTCTTGAAATACTCGTAGCGCTTCTCGTTTTCTTCTTGCACACCTTGCGACTTTGATATATACTCCTTGTAAGCATTGTAGTCCTCTAAATCCTCTTTGTTGGCGGTAGCAGCCGACTCGACTGGTACTTTATAAGCCTCCTTCAGTTCATTAAAGTGCTTCTTTGCTTTTGCAAGTTCTCTTTTCTTTGCAATATTCTTAGCCTTAATCTCAGAATCCTCATCTAAGTCTGCATCATAAGAAAACTTCTGCTCCATTAGATAATCAATATCCTCTGAATCTAAGTCCTCCTCTGTTGCGGCATAATAGTCTCGCAATAATTTGTCAGGGTTTGCCTCGTCCAAGTTAGCTTGCAGCTTCATGAAGTCCTCAATACCTCGACCTGTTTCTTTCTTATACTTTAAGAAAGCGGATACATCCTCTGGTAATTCCTCAGTTTGCTCTCTCTCAGCAAACAAGTCATCAACATTGTCTATCTCCTTATTATATCTGTTCTTGATATATTCTTTTAACTCTTCCTCACCATACTTAGTGGTTTCTTCAATCACAGGTACGTCCTCTACCTTCGTTTCTTCTACAGGTGTATCATTTACCTCTGTTTCTACAACTTCAGTTGTCTCTTCCGATTGCTCTATTAAAGTCTCCTCTACCTCTTGTAGTGACTTTTCACCTGGACCTGAAACCTCTTTTACTTTTAATTCCATATTTGATTTGATTTTAATTTACTTTTTAACTTGGCTCAAACTCTGACAAATCAAAGCCATCTAAAGTGTCTTCATTTGACTCAAAGCTTATAGAACCTGTGTCCTTCTGTCTCTGCTCTATTAGCTTAGACTGTTGGGTGTTTTGTTGGCTTATTCTATCCGACTTAGCCTTCTCCCTTGTATCTTCTTTTGTTTTTAAAGATTCAGCGTCTATACCTTTAAGTTGCATGTTTAACTGAAACTCTAACTGCATTAACTCAGATTTTATCTCAGCCTCACCCCTCATTCTCTCAATATCGAAACCTGCCTTAGCTTGTGCAATCTGCATAGCTGCCTGTGTCTCCATCTGAGTCTTCTGAGCTGCCATTTGAGCTGCCATCTGTTGAGACTGCTGCTGACCTTGTTGTTGCTGCTGCATCTTCTGCATCTCGTAATCCTGCTTCTCTTTCTGCTTCTTCTTTCTTTTTATCTTCAAGAGCTGGTTAGCCATCTTAATGTTTCTAACCTCTCTAATGTCAATAGCATCATCCAAGTCAATAGAATCCCTAGATAAAGCAACCTGTATGTTCGCCTCTAACTGTTGCTTCTCTTCCTCGTCTGGAACTACCTCTATAAAAATACCAAAGTCATACAAATGTAAGTCACTGATATCCTGTAAAAGGTCTACATTGTGCTTACCAATCTGCATAACAAATTCCTCTCTATACTGAGAGTACTCTAGTGCGTCTGATATTCTACAAGATAACGCTACAGATAAGTCTCTAGTGATATCCAGCAAAGCATCTTGTACATGTCTGGTTGCTGTGTTGCTATTTAAGGCAGCCATTTTCTGTAAACCAACTAATGAGTTAGGGTCAGGCATTGAACCATCCCTAGCCTCGTTAAGCCCTGTTACATCCCTAATCATTTGCATGTAACAGGGCTTAACGAGGCTAGGGATAGAAATCTTAGCCTGTCCTGAATTTTTAGATAACTCTTGAATTGGAATACGTGCATTATTAAACTCACCATCTTGAGTGAAGCTCCTACCCACTACCGAACCTGTTTGGAAGTATAGTTTTAAAGCGTCCTCAGGAGAATATGCTGCACCATTACCTAGGTCAACTTCGTTTAGTCCGTCTGCGTCAATAAAAACACCATCTGGCACTACCTTCTGTATAACTTGCTGTAACTTCATGTGAGTCATCTGAATAAGGTCAGCAAATGGAATCATCCTCCTAAGAAGAGATTCTATATTGCCCTTATATATTCTAGGAGCTGCACCAATATAATTTGGTAAAGCAACCTGAGTAGCTGACTTTGGTCTAACCATGTTCTCTGACATCTGCCACTTAAGAATAATGTTAGTACCCATAACCATAACCCCCTCATACCACACATCTATGGTCTTCTCAATCTTCTCGAATCCTCTCTCCTCCATCATTTCTTCTGGTGGGTCAAAGGTATCCTCTTTCTCAATTACTTTCTCACCCTTCTTTTTGTATACAAACTTTTTGGTGGTCTTGTAATTAAAGTATAATAAGTTTACTGTTTCGTTGCCAAATACAGAGTTACTGTGAAAGTCTGAGTTTCTGTTCTCATTGTTCCATGCCTGTCCTGACTTTGAAATAGTTTCTAGTTGTTCTTTTGTGATCGTAGGATCAATCTTCAACACCTCTGATACATGGGTATTTTTAACCTCTCCCCAATAAAAACAGTCAGAAAAGTTAGGGTCCTCTGTATAACTATAAACCATATTAGCTGGGTCTACATATTTTACTTGTATACCAGCACCTAATAAAAATTCATGCTTAGAGAATCCAACACCTAAGGTAACAAGGTCATACAGAACTCTTTTCCTAGTGTCTGCGTACTTGTTCTCTGCAAATAATGTATTAAGCGAAGCTTCTTCAGCAAGCTCAATAGCATCCTTGTAGTTCAGTTGCATATGTAACTTAAGCTCCTCATCTGTTTCAGGCAGGTTCTTTCTATCCGTTTTAAATGCATCAACCCCAAAATCTTTTTGTATAACATCTAAGACGGGCTTAGAAATCATGTCAGACTTTATATTTGATTGATACTCGTTTCTCTTTTCTGCTGACAATGAATCCTGTGCATAAGCCTTTACATGAAACATTCTATCAGCCATACCATTAACAACAATGTCAATAAATTTAGGAATAATAGGAACAGGGGTCCAGTCTAGGTTCATATAAGACAAGTCGCCATCAATTGACATTTCATTCTTATATTTTGAAACAGATTGTTCTGCCCTTGCATAAAGTCTTAGTTTATGAAAAGCATCCCATTGATTATAAAACTTAGAACCGCCACTATCCTTCTTAAACCACTCGTACTGTATCGCTTGACCTATTTGAAGACCAAACTCATTAGAGTTTTTCTTCGAATCAGGTACGTACTGACTTGGAAAGGATGAAGGGTTAACAGATATCTTTACTTCTTTCATCTAATTATTTCGCTAAATCTTCCTTTGTTATTATATCTTGCAAAGTTAATGCTTATTTTCGTCTCTTTTTTAACGGTTTGATATAGGTGTTGTTGCGTAGCCATTATAGCTAGCCCCGAACTTATTGATGCATCAAACTTGGTTCTGTTGTTAATATCAAACTTTGCCCAATCTTGCAGTGTCTTAGAGAAGTACATTGAACCCATCTCATCAGGTGACCTATAAACCCCTTCCACATCAAGACCTACATTCTTTTCTATGTACGTTTCTATTGAGGAGGCGTGTGCTTGTTTAATGGCCTCAGATGAGTTAGGTATACCCCCAAGCTCTTTTTCTGTCTTAGAAAGCGCTCTAGAGGGCTTATCTGGCCTGTTTATAGAAAACTTTCTGTACCCTCTGTTCTTAAAGTGATATAGAAGCCTTGGTTTGTTGTTTTCCGCTAGTATAGGCATCCCGTAAAATACACAAGCCATCAAGACATCCTCAAAGAAAATCTCTGCTGTCTGAGGTCTTGCTACATACTCTAAAAAGAATTGACTTACAGGTGCGTCATCCATATGAAATTTAGTTAATCCATGAAGCGCCCCGTTAGAACCACCACCACCAACTGTTCCTGATATATCATATGAATCACATCCAAAAGCTCCAAGGTGTTCGTTACCTGGAAACTTAACTCCATTTCTTATTTCTACTCTATTTTGTAATGTTTGGTTTGGAACCCAAGATACAAGGAATCTACCCCTGGTGTCTGGAACCCATACAACCTTTGAATCCTTAACGCCATCCTTCCATTTAAAGCTACCCTTAGACAGTACACGGTCCTTTATAAGGCTGTCATTATAATCCATCTGCTGGTATATCTTGGTAAGGTTAAACAACGAAGACTTGCTCTCATCTCTAAATGCATGAGATTCAGTCCTAGGGAACTGTCTATAGTATTCATTCAATGCATCCGCATCATTCTTTAAAGAAGAAACCTCGTCATTCCAATAATCTATAGCACCCTTCTTTATTGTATCCCCGTTAATACCCTTTATAGGTTTTTCAGGTGTGGTTAAAACAGGGGCTCCATACTTATCAATAAACCCCTCCATGTTCCACTCCATAGGGATGAAAAGTGAATATAACCCGCTTTTAGTTTGACCATTTGCATTTCTTGTTCCTGGATCAGAGTCATAGTAAAGCTTCTTAAAGTTATCACCACCCTTCTCTAGTGCATTCGATGTTGAACCCATCAGGCACTTTCCTATAATCCTACTACCCAACCTTAAACAGGTTTTAGTAACCCTCCAGTTATTTAATATATTGTTTGGCTTAATCCACTTACCACTCTCATCATGGACAAGAAATAACAGTTTCTCCCCATCATAGGAGTTGTCATCTGTATTCTTCCAGTCAATAGTGGTGTCTAGTCCAGACACCTCTTCAGAGTCTGATGTAGACATATTTTTTTTAGTAATCTTTGAGGCAGGAACACGATAAGCAAGCTCTGTCTTTGGCTTGTCCATACCATCCTGTACAGGCTTAAAA